CCAGCAGCAGTATATGGAAATTTCATTTTACCAACTTTAGGCATTTTTGACCTCACTTTCTGTATTTACTTTAGACTTTAAAACTTGACTACGCAACATTATTCTATCTTCATAGGCCTTATCTAATTTATTCATCAATACTTTATTTATTTCTTTAATATCTTTTACTTCTTCTTGAAGTAGCTTCATGTCATTCGTCAAATCATCAATAGTCATAGTTTTCATTCCTTCTTGTTATAAAATTTTTTAGGGTAAACTACAACTATATTAGAAATAAAAAATTATTTCAATTCACTTAACAGTTCCAAGCTCTTAAAGATTTAGACAATCTATCTTGTCCAGTATTATTGCTTGGTTTTTGTCTTTTTCTCATTCCCTTCATTCTTGCACAGAATGATTTTCTTCTTTTGCTCCCCTTTTTTTTGGTAGGAGCTTTTAAATTGCCACCAGTAGCTCTATTATAACTAGCTCTACCTTTGGCATTTAATCCACCTTTAGGATTCTTCCCTTCTTTTCGTTGCCAGGCTGGGGTAGACACTACTTTTTCTTCTTTTTAGGAAATCCAGCTTTCATATTGGCATAAGATTTGGCTGATATTGTACTCTTAGACTTAGGTCTAGATGTACCAGCCTTTTTTCTAGCATTTATATTAGCGTATAATCCTCTTTTAGCCATATTCTATCCTTCTATTTGCCTTGCAAGGCTATGAGAGAAACCCTCTCTTGGTTTATGTCTTAAGACTATTTACCTTAAATCTTAGAAATATATTTGTCTACGCACATTTGATTTACTTTTTTTAACTCTGTTGTGTGTATGACATATATCACTACTACACACCTGTAGTTTTTAACCCCCACCCTCTCGTCTAGCTAAGATCGATACTAACCTTTATATCTCCGACTACTTGGTGATTAACTCTGTCTGGTGTACGTAACCCAACTCTATCTAGTATATCCTTACTAGCTTCTAACTGTACATATTCACTTCTAGCTGATTCACTCAGTTGTACTAACTTACTACTTGCTGTTACTGCACCTAGACCTATCGTTCTTGACACACATTCCATCATGTACTTTTGTACTTTTGGAAGTCGTAGTGTACGAGATGCACTTACTCTTGCACTATCTCTACTGATTTTCGTTGAGTAACCAGCCTTTTCTGCTGCTTCTACAATACTGCACCCTGTTGATACGATGGTATCGACAAGTGCCTTTTGTTTATCTGTTAAATCATTATTATCCGTCATCACGCCTCCGTTGGATAATTGTAATCATTGATAAAATCATGTCAAGCATATTCGTATACCTGTGATGATATGTAGCTTGTTCCAGCTCTCGCTAAAGTGCAGCCAAGGTCTGCACCCTAACGGGCTTCGATCTGGGCTAGTGTGAGAGGTGTATAGGGGATAAAAGATGAATTAAGTGAATAGAGGTAAGAATGAGTATAATAATAATAATTATGTTAATATGGATATTAGTAATAGTGAGAAAAATAAATAAATCTCTTATGTCTAATAAACATGATAACAGCTAAGCTAATCCAAGTAAACACGCATTTGCTTGAATATAATAGTTCATGGATCCACGAGCGTTTCACGCTCTGTCCACGAACGATTATCCTTATATGATGGTGTTGACTAAGATTATCTAAGCTGCTCTCTTGCTTTGCAAGACTGTGAGAAAAGCTCACAAACAAATAGTAACACAAAAGGAGTTACACAATGACTACTATATATCAAAATACTATCAATGCATTACAACTACAATATGATCATCAAATTAATTGTGAGGTCATGGATATCAACAAAGCTGGTGAAAGCTATGATGTTGGTTTACTTGATTTTTCAATTACTATGAATAGCACAATCAGCAAAATGGCTGATAGATTAGCTATTGTAGAGAAAATGCTTACAGCAACTACTAATAGAATTAACTATTTCAAATCTAAAAAAGGTAGTTCTTCTAGCTTGACTTCATTAGGTCTTAAAGCACAGTTTCAAGAAATTGACGCTGTTAAATTAGATCAATTAGAAACTCAATTAAAAGCTAGAGAATTTCAATTTGATATACTGTTCAATAGACTAAAAGCTCATTTAGATTATTACCTTGAGAAAACAGGCGAAGTTTGGCAACCATACCAAGCTAAAAATCCTGTAAGACAAGATAATATGTCAGATGAGAAAAGAACATCAATACATAATAAGAAACTTCAAGAAACTAAAGAATGGTATAATAAAAACCATGGTAAACTTGAAAGACCTTTAGATAATGAAGATGGTACTATATCTTCTGAATTAATCCCAGCTTACGCATAGTTGGGATTTTATAAAAATTTTCGCGAGCCTTCGGCTCGCGTTTCTTATGGTAAAAAATAACTTAAAATAACCACAATCCGGTGGTAATGCCAGGTTATGTTAACCGAACCGAAAGAGGTAAATATGATTAGAACTACATGGAGATCAGGTATGTGGATTGGCAGCACATTACTGAATAGTAAACTATATAGAGCTGCTAAACGTAAAGGTGTTTGGTATTACAGACTATTTATATCAGATGACTTTGCAAAGACTATGGGCGATATCTATGACTTAAATGTTATGGAACGCAAATTAAAAGGATTATCTAAATTAAAGAAAAGAGTATTTAATGTAGATGATGATGGCAATATATGGGATCCAACAACTGGTGAAATATTTGGCAATCTACATGCTTTTACACCAAAACAAGCTGCACCTAAATCAGAGCCGAAAGCTGACTTTGATTTTGAAAATACAGTTTCAGAACTTATAATTAAACATTATGGTGAAGAAGATGTAAGTGCTATTGCAGCTGCTGTTAATAGAGAACTAATGGATAAGTATGATTATGTATCTTCTATGGAAGAAGATGAACAGATTACTGACATGATTAACGAATATACAGCGAGTTTAAGATAATGGGTATCTTAGACATAATCATAATAGTAATAGTAGGTATTACTATGGTTTACATACAAGCGAGGAAATAATGGCTAAAAAGAAAATTCCAGCTATAAAAACTATGGATAACAGTCAATTATTAGAATTGATTGACGACCAAATATATAAACATTTACCAATATCTAAAATAACCGAAATGATTAATAATGCTATTGAAAATTATAGTAAATCAAAGAAAGGAAAAGCAGCATGAGTAAAACAGGTACATGGTTTTTAGAAATGACCGAATATGCAGCAGAATCTACAAGAGAAGAATTTATCAAAAAGTATGGTGAATCTAATGTAGACATATGGGATAATGCTAAAAGAGAAGATTTAGAACATGAATTAATACCGAGTGTTAGTGATGTTCAAAAAGAATTAAACAAACAGGAGGACAGATGACTGAAAAATCTACATATACTGGATTAGAACATTTTGACAAAGTACAAGAACTAAATGAAAAAGTACAAGATATTCATTATTCTTTTACTAAAAAAATAGCAGATGTTGTTATTGAAATACAAACAAGACTTACTTCATGTGAAAATGCTATCTTAAAATTAGAAGAAAGATTAAAGAAAGTAGAATTTGAAGATGAGCATGATATGAAATCTATTGGAGGAACAACAGATGACTGAAGAACAAATTACTGCTAGAAAAGTAGCAGATCTAAATGATCAATTACGCAAAGATATGTTTACTGGTAATATGCTTAAAAAAGAAAATCTTAAAAACAAATTAGTAATGACACCTGGCATTGCTAGTTTAAATCTTAAAGATAAAGAAAAAGTATTTGCTTCTGTTAAATATTTTGGCAACTTTACTAAAGATAATAACCCTTATGGTGAAAAAGATTTTGGTGCATTTAACTTTAAGAAAGAAAGATATAATTGGAAAATAGATTATTATGATAATGATATGAAATATCTTAGTCCTGATAAAACTGATCCGAAACAAACAGTTAGAGTACTCACTATAATGAAAGCTAGTGAATACTAAAAACACTACTGAAGATATATTCGGAAAGTAGTATAGAAAAGAGTGTTAGTCCTTACTTAAGTTGAACACAGATATAGAAGATTTGGAGCTGTCTTTCACTCTTTTCGTTTAAAGAACATTCTACAGAACTCAAGTGAGCTAGCTACTCACAGGTAGTATACTGCCTACAAAGAAAGTATATAGTAGAATTAGGGAGTATGAAGTGTCCACGAGTCGCAAGATTACTCCCCCAATGGTTTCCATGTTTCAACAAAATGGAAAGTTACATGGAATATGGGGAATATATAATAAGCGTTAGAGCTTAACGTATTCCCCAGCGTATCTTGACAAACCGAACTATATTCAGATATTAAAAGATATGTCTAATAAAGAACTAGGTATATTCTTTGACACAGTTATACCACAATTTGTAGAACGCAGAAAAACCCTAGGTTTATCACAATCAAGGCTTGATGAAATGATTGGTTGTGCTAGAGGTTTAGTATCTAAATGGGAAGTAGGTATAAGAAAACCTAGTGGATTTCTATTTTGTTGTTGGGCCAATGCGTTAGAATGTCATATAAAAATAAAACCAAAAGAAACCGAATTAAAGTCGGAACACACTTCGACACATTAACGCCACATAATAAACTTATATATAAAGAAAAAAATCAACCGAGTGGTTGTAGCTGCAAGGGTGAAGATTTAGTATATGGCGATGGCATATATTGGTATTGTGGCAAATGTCATATGAATAAATGGGGGAAAAATGATTGAAATACTAACATTCATAGATGAATTAAAAGAACTAAAACCAGTAGTAATATCTTTAGATGATAATGTAGAAGATACTGGTGTTAAAATAAATAAATTAATAAAAAAGTATGAAGATATGATGGAAGCATTTGAAA